CACAACACCAAAATTCAGCCTTTATTATTCATAAGACCCCCCTTTCCCATATATTTCCCAACACCATTTTCAACCTTTATTATATATAATAATATGTTACCAAAGTCAATAACAACACCGGAGAAAGAAAATAAGGAAGTTTTAGTGCCTAGTGGCTCTCGGAATATTGCCCCCCATGTTGCCAACTTAATAATTACTAATTTGAAAGACGTTGCTCCTGATTGGTGGGACGAGATAAAAGTGCTTTTAACTTCAAAGAATATTTTAGATAGAAAGTTTGCAGTATCGGAGATTAATAAACTACAATTAAAAGTTATGCCGACAGAATTAAAGGCCGGTGACGGAGATGGTCTGGGCATTAGCGTAAATATAGTTCAATATGGAAATCCAAATACCACACAACTTCACCCCGAGGCCTTACCAGGTGCCACTACTAAAAGCGATGGACGCGGGGACCCTAAGGGCAGTGGAAGTGTGGCACCGCCGCTGTCTTGCTAAGGATACGAAGATAGCTATGTCTGATGGCGGCTATAAGTTAATACAGGATATTATCGCTGGCGACACTGTGTTATCATTCAATAACGGTAAACTTACGACGAACATAGTGAAGGGTTTATTCAAGAATGGCAAAACGAAAGTAAGAAAGTACAACGACCTTTTTTGTACTCCTGACCATAAAGTATTAAATTATCATAAGAAAAAATATGAAGAAATTTCAAATACCTCTCACCTCGTAAACGCAGGAGAACTTAGTTTTGGCTATAATCACGATCCTGAATTAGCAGAAATATTGGGATTATTACTTACAGATGGATATATAAAAAAAAATCAAACACCGAAGTTTACAAATATTGACGAACGGTTATTACGTAGATTTGAAAAATTAATAAAGATGCGTTTTCCGGATATTATTACTAAAAGATATAAAAAAGGAAATGGATTTGATATAGTTTGCCCGACAAGGGTGAAAACAAATTATCACCCACTCAGAAAGTTTTTTAAAACATCAAATACCTTCCCTGAGATTGTTTGGGGGTTCGACAAAGAAAGCAGTTTGGCGTTTTTAAATGGTGTTATATCTGGAGATGGTTCAATATCATTTAAAGAAACAGAAACACCAAGAGGTTATGTGGCTAAATGCGGAAATATGGTTATAGAGGCTGGAATATCGAGAGAACTATCCGAAGATTACAAATTGTTTTTACAGAAATTTGGGATAAGAGCAAAACTTAAAAAAGATAAAAGAGGAAATAATCATCGTGTTTATGTATATTCATTGAAAGAATTACATAGATTACGTGGATTGGTTATAACCAGTGAGCACAAACAAAAAAGATTCTTAGAAATTTTAAATACAACAACACCATTCCAGACCTTTAAAAGAGAAAAGATAGTTCAGAGTAATTATGAAAAAGAAGATGAAACTTATGACATAGAAGTAGAAAATAACCATAATTATATAGCGAATGGCTATATTGTCCATAACTCGGGAAAAGATAAGACGTTAATGAATTTGATGGCAAAGAAGATGATGGAGCGGATTGGCACTTACTTTTACTTCTTCCCCACTTATAATCAGGGGAAAAAGATATTGTGGGAGGGTAGAGATAAGGATGGTTTTAAATTTACAGATCACATTCCAGAAGACTTACGTGTTCGCACAAATGCTTCTGAAATGTTAATTGAAATAAAAAATGGTTCAATCTTTCAAATCATTGGCACCGACAACATCGATTGTTATGATGATAAAACTGAAATTTTAACTATTAATGGTTGGAAATTATTTAAAAACCTTAAACGAAATGAAGAAGTTGCTACCCTAAACGATGGTTATTTGGAATACGAAGTACCAAGTAATCACGTTGAATATGACTTTAATGGTGATATGCACCGGCTAGAAAGTAAAGCTATCGACTTGTTAGTAACACCAAATCATAAATTTTTTGTAAAATCACGCAAAGGAATATATAAATTTAAAGAAATTCAGGATAAAACAATTTTAAATGACAGTATACCATCCACTTGTAAATGGAAAGGGGATAATAATGAATATTTTGTTTTACCAGAGATAAAAAGGAATAAAGCGGATCATTGTAAAAATAAAAATCAAAAGTTTAAAATGGAGCATTGGTGCGCGTTTATGGGGATTTATTTGTCGGAGGGTAGCACATTTAGTGATAATCGTGGTAATTATAGAGTATTTATTACGCAGAGTGAAGAAAAGCATCAAGACATTGTAGAAGAGATTAAATGGTTATTATGCGAGATGGGGTTGAAATTCAATTATGATAATAAAAACTTTGTAATACAAAATAAACAGTTATTTGAATATTGCAAACAGTTTGGAAAGTGCCACGAGAAATATATTCCTAAAGATTTAAAAAAATTAGATATTAAATATTTACAAATTTTAAAGGATTGGTTAGTGAAAGGGGACGGCAGTATACATGCAGGGCAAGAAAGTTATTATTCCACTTCGAAAAAACTAATTGATGATTTTCAGGAAATAATAATTAAGCTCGGTTATTCAGGAAATATAAGAATAAAAAAACAATCGTCTGGTTTTATTGGGGGGAGGAAAGTACAAAGCAAGTTGAAACTCTATACACTTATTATTAGAAAGTCAAAGTTTAAATATTTCCGTGACAGCAAAGATATTTATATAAAAAAAGAAAAGTACATCGGTAAAGTTTATTGCGTTGATGTTAAAAATCATGTTATTAAAGTTAGAAGAAATGGATTTGAATCTTGGTGTGGAAATTCCATTGTTGGAACGAACACCATCGGCTGCGTTTTCTCCGAGTACGCACTACAGAACCCAGACGCTTGGCGGTTTATCCGGCCGATACTGGCTGAGAATGGCGGATGGGCGGTGTTTAATTTTACCCCTCGTGGTAAAAACCACGGACATGACATCTACCAACTAGCGAAACGCTCTCCGGATTGGTTTTGTGAGAAATTAACAGTTGACGATACTGGCGCTATACCGAAAAAGGTTCTTGAACAGGAGAAAATGGAGATTATTGAAGATACCGGTGACGATGCTCTTTTTTATCAGGAGTATTATTGCTCTTTTGACGCTCCTATGCAGGGCTCCTACTACGGTAAGGAAATGACTAGGGCGGAAGAAGAAAATAGGATTACAAAAGTTCCACACGACAGTGAGTTACTTGTTGATACTTGGTGGGATCTCGGTATTGGGGACTCAACTTGTATTTGGTTCGTGCAGACAGTTGGTAATGAAGTACGTATTATTGATTATTATGAAAATAGTGGCGAAGGACTTGCTCATTATATAGCGGAATTAGCCAGTTTAAGAGAGAAGAACGATTATGTTTATCGTTATCATAATGCTCCACACGATATTGAGGTAAGAGAATTAGGCACCGGTAAAAGCCGGTATGAAACTGCCTATGAGTTGGGTATAGCTTTTCATATAGTCCCGAATATTCCAGTTGAGGATGGTATTAATGCGGTGCGGGCGCTTTTGAAGAGATGTTGGTTTGATGATGAGAAGTGTAAACAAGGTCTTAATGCTCTGCGGTGTTATCATAAGGAGTGGGACGATAAGCGGATGGAATTCAAACCAAAGCCTTTCCATGATTGGAGCTGTTTGAGTGGAAATACAAAAATAAGAACACTAAATGGATGGGTACCGATAAAGGAGATGAAGGGAGATGAATATGTTTGGGGATATTCTTTTTCTGAACATCGTTTGATACCTACAAAAATTTCTTTTGCAGGTAAAACTGGTAGTAATGTACAATTATTAGAGATAGGACTTGATAATAATAAAAGTATAAAATGTACGCCGGAACATTTGTTTTTAATGAGAGATGAAAGTTATAAACGAGCTGACGAATTAATTACTGGTGACAGTTTAATGCCATTTTATGAAACTCCGAATAGAGGATATACTCAAATAAATTTAAATGATGGTAGCTTTGCTGATGAACATAGATTTGTATATTATAGATTTCATAAAAAACCTGACTTAGGAAACCACGTTAATCATATAGACAGTAATCATTTTAATAATAATCCAGAAAACTTATCAGAACTTACACCAGATGCACATTGTTCAGAAACTTTTACTGGTCTTAACAATACAGATAGAAAATTAATAGATAAAACTGATTATAATAGAGAGTTTTATAGCGGAAAAGAACTATATAAAATTTGTAAAAACTGCGGTAAAGAATATTGGGGAAGTTTTAAAACTGTCTATTGTTCTGATAAATGTAGAAAAAAATATAGAATTAAAAGAGATAGAGATGGTTTAGTGCTTAGTCGAGGTAAAGAAGCAGTTAATAAAAGGAATAGGGAAGCATATTGGAAGAAAAAAAATCACAAAGTTAGATTTATTAAAATGGCTGGGAAGGAAGATGTTTATGATTTAACTGTACCTGAAACATCGAATTTTGTTGCCGAAGGAATTGTTGTACATAATAGTCATGGAGCCGACGCCTTCCGTATGTTAGCAGTTGGACACATGGATGAGCAAAGAGGACCGGAAAAAGAAACAGATTACAATGAAGATTATGATAGGTTCGCGTTAATATAGTTTATTGAGAGCTGGTAGAATATGTCAAAGCTTATGGTGTGTATTTCTTCTGCACATCATCAGCTCTTAGTACGTTATAAACCTTTCAAATTTATATGAAAACAACAAAAAAACACTTCAATTTATTTAAGAGTGAATGCAGAAAGTGGCAAGATAAGTTTGATTTAAATAAATACGGTCTATGTTTTGAATGGAAAGAACTGGGAGACGCTGACGCAAGTATGATAGCTAGAGAAGACAGTATGACAGCGACAATGGCTTTAAATAAGAATATCGGTTATGAGGGATTGAATTATGATATATCTTTTAATGAGCATATAAAGAAAAAAGCACTGCACGAATGTTTGCACTTATTATTGTGGAGATTATCAGAATATGGAGAAAGAAGATATGTGGAACAAAATCAATTATTAGAAGCAGAAGAAGCTATAGTAAGAAAACTAGAAAAATTATTGTAATATAAAAAAATTATTGTAATATAAAAAAATTAATTTATTCACCTGGTAAATTTAAATCGGATAAGATTCATTTGAAGTGTAAACTTCTTATGCCTTGCCAGTTCCCCCCGTTACACCAGGTACTTTCAAACAACAAAAACAATTTACCGGGGGAATAAGTTAATTTTAAATCTATGAATAAGAAAATAAAAA